GGTATTTGGCCTGCCCGGTCACATTATCCGAAACGCCGGGGTTGCGTCACGCCTCGCGGCGAAAGCCTTCGACAGCGAAGCCGCGCGGCGTGACGCGTTGGTGCGACGCTGGCGGCGCGCCATGGCCGACGGCCTGAACGCCGATCAGGCTGCGTCGGCGGTGGGCGCCAGGCGCGGCGCCTGCTGGCCCGTCTCGGCAATGTCGAGCGCCATCGCGGCCGCGAGGGTTCGCTGACGCTCAAGAGCCGCATGGCCTACGTCATGCGCTCGACGGCCGACCTTCTGCCGACCTGCATCTACACGGCCGACGGCAAGACGTTTGACGCCGAGGTGGCGCATCCGATCCATGGCCAGCCTTTCCGGCCGGAAATCACCTCGATCCTGGACGTGGCAACCCGCCGCTGCGTCGGCTTCTCGGTCGACCTTGCCGAAAAGGCCTCCGGCACGGTCGACGGGCTGCGTCACGCTTGCGAAACATCCGGCATACCGGCGATTTTCTATGTCGACCGAGGTCCCGGCTTCAAAAACGAGGTCCTGGACAATCAGCTGACCGGCCTGACGGAGCGGCTCGGCATCACCAAGCTGCATTCGCTTCCGTATAATTCCCAGGCGCGCGGCATCATCGAACGGTTCAACGGTTCGGTGTGGAATCCGCTGGCGCAGACCTACGACACCTATGTCGGCGCACTGATGGACCGGCAGGCCCGGCAGCGCGTATTCAAGGAGACCCGCCGAGACATCAAGGCGATCGGCACGAGCCAGCGCCTGCCGAGTTTCCAGGATTTCCTCGACGCCTGCAAACAGGCAATCGCCTCGTACAACGCTCGCCCGCATTCGTCCCTGCCGGACAAGCTCTCACCGGATCAATACTGGCAGTACCATGTGTCAACCGGCTTCGAGGTCGTGCCGGTTCTCGACAGCGAGCGCGACGATCTGTTCCGCCCGTTCGTCAAGCGCCGCACCCGACGCGCGATCGTCGACTTCAACAAGAACCACTATTTCCACCTGTCGCTCGAAGCCTACCACGGCGAAGACGTGCTCGTCGGCTACGACATCCACGACGCATCCAGGGTGTGGGTGCGGGAAATCGATCGGAAATCCGGCGAAGAGTTGATGGGCCGGCTCATTTGCACCGCGATCTTCGCGGGCAATGAGGAGCGTTACATCCCCCTTACCATGGAGCAGTCCGCGCTGGAAAAGCGCGCCACGTCACGCGTCCGGCGGCTTCAGGAAAAGATCGAACGGGCCGAGGCGGAACTGTCGCCTGGCCGCTTCCTGGAAAGCAGTCCTGTCGCGCCGGCGCCAGTCATCGACCTGCAGCCGATGCCGGCCGCCGCGCCTGCCAGCCTGACGCTTGTCTCCGATCGAACGGACGAGGCGACGACCGCGCCGCGCCGCCGCACCTTCGGCTCCGACGAGGAGCTGGCCGCCTGGGCGGTCGACCATCCGGACGAATTGACGAGCAACCAGCTCCGCGTGCTGCGCCAATGTCTCACCAGGCCGGCCGCGCTGGAGCTTCTGAGACTGTCGGGCATCGACGTGGAACGGCTGCGAAACATCGTCCGCGCCGCTGCCTGATCGTAAACGCAAGGGGAAAATGAATGCGGAATGTTTTTGTCGAAACCAGCAACGTCAAGCGCTTCCTGGGCGCCTTGTCGGGACTGGAGGCGCGCGGCGCCCAGGAAGCCTGCCTCATCGTGGTCGACGGGGCGCCCGGCCTGGGCAAGACGACGACGCTGATGCATTGGGTCGCGCAGAACGGCTGCGTCTATCTGCGGGCCAAGAAGGAATGGTCGCCGTCCTGGTTTCTCACCGAGCTGCTGGAAACGCTGCGGGTCCACCCGCCGCATTCGTTCCAGAAGAAATACGCAAAGGTGGTCGAGGAGCTGACGCTCCGCCAGAACGCGGCCGTGATGGAGCGCCGCCCTTTCGGCCTGGTCATTGACGAGGCCGATCACGTCTCCTCGAAGTCGGCGATCCTCGAAACGATCCGCGACGTTTCCGACATCATCGAACTGCCGGTCGTTCTGGTCGGCATGGGGCGGGTCAACGACAATCTGGCCCGCTTCCCCCAGGTGGCATCGCGTGTAAGCCAGAAAGTCCGCTTCGAAAAAGCAAGCCTGGAAGACGTGCGCGCGTTGGTCGACGCGCGCTGCGAAGTGAAGGTCGCTGACGATCTGGCGGGTTTCGTGCTGAAGGTTTCGGGCGGCTTCAACCGCGAGGTTCTGGAGGCCATCGCCAATATCGAGCGGTTCGGCCTGCGCTTCGACGCCGGCTCGGCCGGCGTCACGCTTCCCGACATGGCCGGCCAGGTCATCGTCAACGATCGCCGTTCAAGCCAGCCGATCCGTGTTCCGGAGCTCGTCTGATGACACCCGGCGAAATCCCCACCACGCTCTTGTGCACGCTCGGTGATGGCAGCTGCCGCACGATCGACGAGCTCGACCGAATGCTGGCGCTGAGCCGCCGTCAGATCTCCGACGGCGCGGCCTGCCTGGTCATGCGCGGTCTGCTGGAGCGGATCGAGGTCGGATGCTACCAGCTGACGCCGGCCGGCCGCGAGGCGGCAGCGCGCGGTGATATCATCAGCGCCGGCCCCTGGAAGCCGGACACTACGAAGGCGCGGAAGCCGTGGCGCAACTCGTTTCGGCAGCGCGCCTGGAACGCCATGCGCATGTCGGCGACCTTCACGATCGGCGACATCGCCATGGCGGCGGCTCGCTCCGAAGACGCCAACCCTCAAAACAACCTGCAGCGCTATTTCCGTCTGCTTTGCACGGCCGGCTATCTGGCCGACCTGCCGGCGCGCCAGCGCGGCACCGGCTTCAAGCGATATCGGCTGATCCGCGACACCGGACCGCTCGCGCCAAGCTTCAGCGACAAAAACAGCGCGATCCACGACCACAATACAGGGGGCTTCGTGCCATGCCGCAAGCCCTCCTGATACCGCTGGCCGACCCCGAATGGCTGGAGGTACTACGCGTCGAGGCGTCAAAGCCCGGCCGTTCCAAGCAGGCGATCGCCGAAGAGTTGGGCGTGTCGCGGCCTGCAATCTCGTTGCTGGTTGCCGGCAAGTACACGGCTCGCCTGGACAAGGTCGGGGCCAAACTCGCGCCGAAAATCCTCAGCCTCTACGCGGAGCGGGTGTGGTGTCCGCACCTGCGCTCTTCGATCTCGGGCGCCGATTGCACAGACCATCGGTCGGCGCCGATGACGATGAGCGATCCGGCCAAGCTCAAGCATTGGGCGGCGTGCAAGTCCTGCCCGAGGAATGTCGGGGAAACGCGGTGATGCGCCCCGACATCGAGCGCCAGAAGTCCAAGGCCGAGGCTCTGGCCGGCGTCTTCCCACCCTACGGCGATCCGGAGGCCCATGCGGCTGACATCGCGGATGCTCTGCGGCCGCTGATCGCTGCGGAGCTGGCGCGCGTCAGGGCGCCCAGGCCGGCGCCGACCCCACATGAGCTGGCGATGATGGAAGCCTGCCGGGAGGTCGGCGTAGCAATCGACAAATACGAACAAGCGAAGTTCGCCAACCGCGCCATCTCGACCGTCGCCCTGCGCCGGCTCGAGCGGGCGGCCCGCCAACTGCGCAACTTGATGCCGAAAAACCAGCAGACAGGAGACCGGAAATGAGCAGGGCCAAGCCCAAGGCAAAGGCGCTTGCGCGCGTGCCGCAGGATCGGGAGGCCGCAGTCTGGGCGGTCGGCCGCATCGGGACGCTGCGGCGCGAGATCGCGGCGCGAAAGGCGGTAGCGTCGGAGAAGCTCCGGACGATCAGCGAAGCCGTTGAGACCGCGCTGGCGCCACTCGCCGACGAACTGAAGCAGCATGAGGAAGGCCTGCAGGCCTATTGCGAGGTCAACCGAACGACCCTGACCAACGGCGAGAAGGTTAAATATCACGACTTCGCAACCGGTCGGATTTTCTGGCGGATGCGACCGCCGAAAGTAACCGTGAAGGGCGTCGAAACCTTTATCGAAGCCTGCAAACGGCTCGGCGAGCTTCGTTTCGTCCGCAGCAAGGATGAGGTCAACCGCGACGCGATGCTCGCCGACCCGGATGCTGCGCGTCAGATCGCCGGCGTCACCATCTCGTCGGAGGGCGAGGATTTCGTGATCGAGCCGGCCGAGATCGAAACCGGCCTGGCGAAGGGATGACAGCGATGCTTGAGCAAAAGCGCGCCGCCCTTGAGCACGCCGAACTGCAGCTCGTGTGCGCCGACATGATCGATGCCTACAACCGCCGCATCGACGAAATGGCCTACTGGCGGGGCATCATCAAGACGTTGAAGCGTGAAATCGCGGAGAACGAAGCCGCCACGGAACCTGCCGATCCGATCAATCTCCAAGGCAGCGGCCCCCTGCCGATGACGCCCAGGGAGGGCCAGGACTGATGCACGTCGGCGACATATCCGTAACGATCAAGGTGGCGGCCAAAGCGCACCAAAGGCTGTTCGAAGCCGCAAAGGCGCGAGGTTACAGAAGCGCCGCAGCCTACGCACAAATCCTGTTTGATGCCGGCTTCGCGGCGCGCGTCGGTCAGGAGCGCGGCGAGCCGGTGACGGATGACGAGTTGGACCGGCAGGTTCGGCTTGTCTTCGCCTGTGCCGGCCAAGGCGACACGGCCGCGATCGCCCGCGCCACCGGCATCCCCGAGGCACGCGTCGAGCGCATACTCGAAGGCTTTCGCACCCTCAAGCGGGAGGGCTGTCAGGCGGCCGAGCAGATCAGCGGTGCGTCATGAGCACCATCTGGATCGAGGACCAGCACG